CTGCCATGCTGCAGCATCAGATGTCGTGAAGGTATAGGCAGCGTTGTCAAGAATTGCGGTAGGCGCCGCCGAATACAAATGCACGCGGAATCCGGCCATGCCGGATGGCACCGTCGTATTGTTAATCAGCAGCTGAATCGATTGCACAAATACAAACGACGATGAACTTGCAGCGCCGGTCAGTTCATGAATTGCGCTAGTTGCACTGCCAATCGCATCGCCAGCGGTATAGGCGGTCGTGTTCGCCGGTCGGGTGAACGTGATACTTGGAATGCTGGCGATGGCCATGGTGCAGTAGCAGTTGAGTTCAGTCTAGAAAAGGCCCCAGCGCGAGCCGGGGCCATCATTGAACAGCTCAGCCGTACTTCTTCAGGCCAAAGCCGAAGCATGTGACAGCGCTAGAAGCGGTGCCCGTCTCAGCTGTGCAGCTCAGGCGGATGTAGCGCTTGAGGTCATCGTGGTTGAGCGTGATCACCTGCTTAGATGCAGCGTTGCCGATCGCAGTGAAGGTGCCGCCAGTCACAGCAGTGAACGTGCTGTTGTCGGAAGATTCCTCAATGCGGAACGTCAGATCAGCGCCAGCGCCAGCAGCGGTGCCGGCCAGGATGATCTGAATGTCGCCGTCGTACTCAAGGAGATCGACGCCGGTCTGGTTGCCGGTAGCGGTGATGGTGGTAGTAGCCAGCAGCGTGAAATGCTGCAGCTTCTCAAGTGTCTGTTGGAAGATTGCCATTGGTCCTCTTGCGGGTGGATTTGCGGGAAGGCTGCGGGCAAACTGCCGGGGCCGGCTCCACAATCGGAGCCGGCTGCGCTTTGCCCATGTTGATCAGAGCGGTGGCGTCCGATTGCTCGGTATCAACCACCTGCCCTGCCTTGACAGCCACGCCCCTGATGGACGTGTCCTTAAGGATTTGAATCAACATCACAGGGTGTTGTTGCCGCGGCAGAAGCCCTCAGGGTGACGGACCGCAAAGTCCACATCCTGCAGTGCCACCACGCGCACAGTGCCGCTGGTGCTGTGGGTGTAGGGATCCACGGTGAGATCCAATCCACTCCACATCGCCATGATCAACTGGCTCCACACCGCGAAGAAGATGTCGCCAGATTCAACCTGATTGCTGACGACGGCGCTGTAACCGTTGACAGTGCCGCCAGGCTCGAACACGTAGGCGCCGGTGTCGGTGCCCTTGTCCTTGGTCTTCAGGTTGCCGCGCATGGTGGCATTCATCAGATACGCCATGGCGCCGATGTCGGCGTTATCCGCGGCGATCTTGGATTCCATGCTCACCACCTCGGCATAGGTCGGGGTGGCGGCACCGAAGTCCTCGGTGTTAATGCCAGTGGTCAGCTTGATGCCAAGCGGCTGGCTGGTATTGCCCAGGCCGTAGAGGCCAACGCGGTCGATCTCAAGCGCCAGCACAGTGGCAAGATCCTGGCGGATCATCTGCTCCACGTCGATGCTGGCCTGCAGCATCAGGCGGCGGCTGTAGTCGGTAAAGGCGCCTACGGTTTTTGGTGAAAGATTCACCTGGTCGACGGTCTGCTGTGTCTCGGTGGGCGAACCAGATTCAGCCACCCAGTAGGCGGTCGCCGCAGCGGTTTGGCGGGGAATTGCCACGTTGCCGGTCAGTCCGGTCAGGCTGGTAACACCCAACCCGGCCAGTGCCGAGCGGTTGCGCAGCAGTTCGATGAAGCTGCCGGGGCGGAAGTCAGTGCCGACCAGATCGCCAGCGCCGGATGCGGTACCAACGGTCAGATCACGGCGCAGCACATCGCTGGGAACCATGATGCCCTGGCTGGGCTTGCCGGCACGCTGCTGGGCAGCTTCCGAGCACTCACGTTCGAACGCTGCGGCTTCCCAGGCCTCGCGGTTGTTGGGATTGGCCAGTGCGTTGATAGCGCGCTGGAAGGAGAAGCTGCGCACTTCGCTGGCGCTCATGCCGATGTCAGCGCTGCCGCCGATCGGTTGAACAGCAGCAGCCGGTGCAGCGTGCTGCTTAGCGGAGCGCTTGCCGATAGCAGCCAGCACATCCTTCATGGCATCAGCTTCGCTGGCGCCACGTTCGATCAGGCCCTGGGCCAGATCATCAGCCTTGTGCTCACGGCAGAGTGCCGTGATGGAGGCAACGCGGGAGCGCTCATCGGCCGCAGCCTGCGCCCGCACCGCCTCGAGATCGAGGGAAGTGTCTTCCATTGGGGGGTTAAGGGGTTGGGTTTGGGTTGCGGCCGTAGCCGCTCCATCGGCTTCGAGACTTCTCCCGATGCCAATGGTTGGATCGGCAGGAACGCCGACAATGGACACCTCGTAGGGACTCCACGATGTGGCGACGAAATCGCCGCTGCGCTCCTCCATCTGATTGATGGAGTACCCGACAGAGACATTCCGAAGAACGCCATCTGCCACGTCGGCCATCACCTCCTGCGCGAACGCATTGCGGCTGAACTTGACCGACACCATGCCGCGCTTCTTCTCGCCATCCAGCCAGGCACGCTCCACCACGCCAACCACACGGCTGGTGTCGTGGTTGAACAGCAGCGGCGCACCATCAGCCAATCGGCTCAGGTCAACCGCTCCGCGCTCATGGCTCAGCACTTCATTGCCGAAGTAACGCTGAACCGGATACTCACTGGAGAAGCTGAACTCCATCGTGCGCTCTTCGCTGATGGCGCTGCCATCCAGCTGCGCCGCCCGGCGATACGTCTGGCCTTCCAGATCACGCATCAAGTCCATTGCTATCTCCATCCTGGCTCAGGCTATCCAGTCCGAGTTGGTCATCTTCTGAGTCGGCGGCCTGCACGTTGTCAGGCATGTAGGCATCTTGCGGAATGATTGATCCGGCCGGTCTTGCTTGTGTCAATCCGGCCTTGCTGACCTTGCCTGCATCAATGTCCAGCGTCAGTCCTAGCTCTTGCGCGCGTTCACGCTCAGCAGCCAGTGCCACCAGCAGCTCGTCAAGGTCGCCGCCCTGCTCAGCCACGATCTGCGCCTGGGTGGCAAAGCCGCACCGCACCGCATCCTTGTAGGCGTTCACTTCCTTCTCAGGATCAACCCAGCCCCAGCCGCGCCCGATCCACTTCGCGGAGTCATACATCTCTGGCATTTGCTCATAGCCAGGCAGATCCAACTGGCCAACGGCTACAGCAGCGCGCATCCACTGCTCAAACACCGGCCGGTGCAGGTGCTCAATCATGAACTGCTGCAGCGTCCGCCAGTGCTCGCGCGACTCGAGCAGTTCCAGCCGGCTGCTGCTGTAGTTGGTCTGGCTGTAATCGGCCGACAGCGACGGATACGGCACCCCGGTGGTGGCCGCCACTGCTCGCAGCATGGCTCGCATGAACGGTTCAAACTGACCATCCGGTGCGTCCAGCGTTGGCACGTTGACCGATTCACCAGGCGCCAGGTACTTGAAGACGCCAGGCTCAAAGTTGCTCACGCGCTCGTCTTGGTACACCTCATCACCCTGAAGCTCACCTTCAGGGCTGGTGATGAAGCCCATCAGGCTGCTCGCCGCACGGGCGCGCACAACCTCAGCTTCCTCGTACCCAGCCAGGTGATGCAGCCGCTTGATTGCCGCGGCGAACATCGGGACGCCTCTCGTCTGGCCCGGCCTTTCAATCATCGCCAGGTGCAGGATCTCAGCTGCTGGCACCTCAACCAGCTGATGCCCGAGGCCGTTCTGAATGTCGCCCGGGTGCCGCGTGCGGAACGCATAGCTGAGCGGCCGGCCCCACCGGTCCACCTTCACACCCATCCGCCATTCGCTGCCATCAGGCGCTGGCCCGTCGTTCTTGTCTTCCTTCACCAGGTCGGCCTCGAGCACCTCAAGCGCCAGCGGCACGCTGCTGCCACCAAATGCCTGCGGCACCATGCGGATGAACACCTCACCGCTCTCGGCCATTGCCTGAATCGCCAGCCGGCTGATCTCGACAAAGCTCAACCGGCCGGCGGTGTGGCATGTGCTCGGCCGGCACCACCGATCCCAGGCGGTTTCAATCTGACGGTTCAGCCGTTCATCCAGCCGCCCGCCACCACGCTGCATCGGCACCTGCGCCTGCAGGCGGATGCCATGGCCGATCACGTTGCAGGCAATCGCGCGCAATGCCTGCCGCGCGTAGGCGTTATCGCGCACCAGCTGGCGGCTGCGGTTGCGCAGGCGCACCAGGCTGCTGTTGATCTCAGCGTCAGCGCTGGTGCTGCTGGTCACCCAGTCGGAGGTCAGCCTGCTGACTACCGCGCCTTCATACGCACGCCGGCCGCGACTGGCTGCTGGCTTGGCTTGCTTGCGCTGTCGCTTGCTCATGCGCCGAACCTCACGAACAGATTGCGCGGATCACCAAGGCCCGCAGCCACCTTCTCGGCAGCACGCTCCCTGGCAACGATCGCCTTCAGCTGCGCTTCGCGCTCCATCAGCTGCGCCAGGTCGATCGCGGTGAAGCTGCGGCTGCCGATGGTGTATTGCTTGGCGCCCTTCACCACAATCGCCCGGATTGCAGCCTGCACTGCCTCGAGGTCCTGCTCGGCCTGGCTGCGGCCATCAAATGCCGCCGGGTTGCTCACATAGCTCAGGCTTGGCATCACCTCCGTGATGCCGCTGCCCACCGTGATCACCGTGGCGCCGCTGCTGATCCTGCTCTGCCAGCTCCACACGCCCGCATCAAATCCCGCACTGGTGCCAGCTGGGATTGCCATTAGCCAGCCGCCATCACTGCGCGCTGTGCCCGTAACCGTGGCGCCTTCGTTGGTGGCGTTGAATCTCAGAAACGTCGTGAAGCTCCAGCTGGCTGATGTAGCCGCTGCACCGTCAAGATCCAACGCAGCCGGCTCAATCCACTGCACCGTGTCGCCAGCTCGAATTGCCGCCGGAACTGTCATCGCAAAGCCTCCCGGCTCAGGCTATGAATCACCAGCCGGAGACAAATCCTCCAGGGCGTGATGCCACTGCCGGCCGCCGCTTTGCAGTTGGTGCTGGCTGGCTGCCCTGCTGCCCCAGCTGCTGCTCCAGCTGCTCCCACATTGTTGCCCTGTTGTACCGGCGGGCCACGAGCTGCAATGCCGCATAAGCCATCCGCGTGCAGTCGCCGCCTTCATCGCGTGCGCCTGATGGCAGCACCCAGCTGTAGGTCGTCTGGCCCTTGTCGCGCTTTGGCATCCGCTTCCACGGGAACAGCTCAGCCAGGAACTGGTCCGTAGCCGCCATCCCGAAATGCAGATAGCCAGGCCCGGGCTGCTCATTGCGCAGCCTGCCCTGCAGGTGGTTCACGCTGGCGTCGTAACCCACGTTGTACAGCAGCACGCCGCGCTTGGTCACACCTTGGTTCTTGCGGTTCACGTCCACCGGCACGCCACGACCAATCAGCGGTTTGCCCTTCTGGTGTGCGCCTTTCATCGGCACCCAGCTGGATGTGCGGTTGCGGCACCAATCACGCACTTCATGCGTGGCATAGCCGCCATCGTCAATGCCGCCCATGGTCAGCTTGAGCTCGGTGCCATCGGCCTTGCGCCATTTGGTCTTGGCGATCTGATCCAACTGCGCCAGCGTCTCCGGTTGCTGCGGGTCGCCGTCGATCTCCCAGTGCCCCAGGTGCCAGCCTTCCTCACCGCGGCCCCAGCCCCAGACCGTCAGCACCAACCGCTCACCGCTGGTGCCGCCGCCGCCCTGCACGTCAACGCCGGCGGTGATCAGCAGCACGCCATCAGGCACTGAGTCTTCCAGGTAGCCGTTGCCGGCTGCTTCGTTCTTGCGGCGCTCGGCCAAGCCATCGCCGGTGAGCTTGCCGCTGATGCTGTCTTCCCACGGTTCACCCAGCACCGTGTTGTGGAACGTCTGCATTGCATCCGGGTCACCCTTGCGCATTGCCTCGAGCGCTTCTGCGTGCTCACGCACCAGCACGCTCCAATCAGCTGCTGGGCTGTAGCTGTAGGCCGCCCAGATGTGGAAGCTGGCCAGCCCCGGCTGCTGGCTGATCGCCGTTGCACGCCACTCGCCGCGCTCCACCATCCATCGCTTCTTGCTGTGCGGTATCAGCTCCATGCAGTTCGCGCACTGATACGTGCCAGCCGCGCTGCCTTCCTTCTGCATCTGCTCCCACCGCAGCACCTGCATGGCCTGGCAGAACGGACACGGCACATAGAACCGCCGCTGATCACCACGCAGGAACCACTCCTCGGTCTTGCCACCCTTGAAGATCGGCGTGCCACCTAACCCGATCTTGCGGTCCCAGTAGTAGTCCGCCCGGTTGCGGCCCAGCTTGATCGGGTCCCCCTCGTCCAGCTTGGGGTAGGCGTCCACCTCATCGAACAGCACCACCTTCCTGGACTTGCGCCTGAAGCTGCGGCCGCTGGCAGCGTTCACGATGTCGATCAGCCCGCCATTGCTCAGCTGCTTCAGCAGGATCGTGTTGCTCGCGGTGTTGCGCGCCTTGCTTTCTGAGATCAACCCACGCAGCACCGGCGTGTCTTCAAACAGCGGCTTCACTTCCTCCTTGCTATAGCCCTCGGCGTCTTCCTTCACCGGCTGCACGATCATCACCGGGCATGGGTCCTGGTGGCTGAACAGCTGGATCACAACGCCCAGCATCTTGGTCCACCCCACCCGAGCAGACTTCATGATCGCCACTGTCTCCACAGCTGGATCAGTGAACGCATCAAGGATTTCGCGCTGATACGGCAGCGTGCTCCACCGGCCCTTCTCAGCAGCGTTGCCGGTCATCACCGCATACTCGTCGGCGTACTCGCTCAACCGCAGCCGCGGCGGTGGCTTGAACCCAGCCAGGATCTGCCTCGTCAGTTCCGACACGTCGGCGGTGATCATGCCTTCACCTCACCAGCCGCCAGCTCATCCAACGCCTCGCGGATCAGCGTGGTCAGCAGCTCCACCTCCTCGATCTCAAGGTGCGGGATTCGCTGCTTCGCCGTGCTCGGTACACCCAACAACCTGGTGCGGGTGATGTTCACCGCTTGCCCCCACGCCAGCTCCACATCCTCACGCCGCAGCAGCAAACCTTCCTTGGTCTTGCGGTCCAGCTCCAGCAGGTTGGCCTTCTCGTATTCAGTCCGCGCGCGGCTGTCGTTGTAAGCCGGCAGATCAACAGGCAGCTCACGCGGTTGCGCCGGTGGCGCCTGCTTTGCCGCCTTCGCCTTGGCTGGCTTGGTGCGTTCGGCCGCCGGCCGCAATGGCTGCGGTGAATCGGTCCGCGTCCTGGTAATGGCAGCCCATCGCTGCTCCAATCGATCGCGCTCAATCAGCGGATTGCCATCAGGCCCCGGCGTTGTATCCAGCTCACCCTTGCGGATCTTTCGGTAGATGCTGCCTCTGCTCTTGAGGCCCAGCAGCGCCGCTGCTTCTGGAATGCTGATCAGCACTAAGGCCGGCTTGTCACACCTTGTCGCAGGCTATGGAACATGTGACAAGGTGCCTGTGACAGCTCCGGGGGTCGTGCGCGCTCCAGCCCCATGGGGTCGCCTTGTTGCGAAGCGTTCTCAAGCGAAAAAGTGGGTCGCGTTGGACCCGCACTAACACCGGGGTGGAAGGACCCGAAAGATGTTGGAGGCCAACGCCTCGAGCCGCGCGCCGCGGGCGCGCTCGAAGCCGCGATCAGCCAAACCCTCGGGCAGCTTGGTCGCCAGCGCGCTCAAGGATGCGATCAGCCAAACCCTCGAGCCGCTTGGCCGAGTGCGCGCTCGAATCCTTTGGTGAACTGTTCTTGGATGCGCGCAGCCACATCAGCACGCAACGCCTGACCGACGCGTGAGCCTCCTAGATAGATCGCACCGATTGATGGTGCATAGACGCTGTAGAGATTGCCCTTGCTGTCGCGGCGCAGCACCACCTGGTTGCCGCTGTTGCCTGTGGCGATGAACGCACCGGTGTAGGTCTGACGACCATCTGCCTTGATCACAGTGGCAGTGAGAGGCCGGCCACCCTTGGCTGGTCCCCAGCCTTTGCCACGTCCGAGGCCAGGTTGCTTGCCACGTTTGCCTGGATTGGGCTTGACCTGGGTGAGTGTTGGGGGGCGGCGGGAGAAGCCGATGGTGGCGGTGTCGCCATCAGGGGAAAGCCTGACGCCGGTGATGTCTTTCTTGACCCGGGCGCTGGTGAAGTTGTAGGCGGAGGTGATGCCTTTGGCGACTGCTGGGGGTACAGCCTTGGCGGCATAGAGGATGCCACCCTTCTGGGCTTTGCTGAAGGTGTCAGGGGATAGGAAGGCCTGGAGCTTCTTGAGCTCATCAATGCCCTGGAGGGTGACGGATACCCTGGCCATCACTTCACCTGCCGAACCATGAGCACAGTCTCAGCAGGGTGGAGCTGGGTGTAGAGCCAGCGTGCAGCCCATGGGGAGCGAGCGGTGATGCGGCGATCAGCAGTGCGGCCGCGTTCAATCTCGATCGTTACCCAGTAGTGCTGCAGGGTGAACTGCATGAGGGGGGAGGGG